TAAGATAGGTACTTTAAATACTGTAGTTGAAGCTTTAAACTTTGCTTCTCAAGGACATCAGAATAATCTTGAAGCTGTACTAAAAGATAGTCCTGAAGCTATAGTTGAACAAGAAGAAACTTCAAACGAAGACGAGTCTTTAAACGAAGTATCTTAAATCATAGTGAGGGCTAACATGGATAAAACTTGGGATAAGTTACATCAACCTTGTCCACTTTGCGGAAGTAGTGATGCTGTAGGAATCAATGAAGATGACTCAGCAAAATGCTTTAGCTGTGGAGAGTTCATGCCTAGCTATACTAAAGCATGTGGAGGAAAGGATATGCAAACAGTTACAACAGCAACAACTAAACAACCTGATATGGTAGATGAAGGAAAGTTTTCAGCATTAACTGATAGAAAAATTTCTATGCCAACTGCTCAGAAGTATGGGGTTAAATGTGTCCATGACTTACAAGGTAATGTCGTTAAACATTTTTATCCCTACTACAATGGGCATGAGCTATCAGCTACTAAAGTTAGAAACTGTAGAGACAAAGACTTCTATGTTTCTGGAAGCTATAACGATACAGGATTGTTTGGTCAACAACTTTTCAAGGGTGGTAAATATGTTACCGTTACTGAAGGAGAGTGTGATGCTATGGCTACTTATGAACTGCTTGGTTCTAAGTGGGCTGTAGTATCTATCAAACGTGGTGCCAATGGTGCAGTAAGAGACATCAAGGAAAGCTTAGAGTTCTTTGATAACTTTGAAAACGTCATTATTGCTTTTGATAAAGACAAGGCAGGACAAGAAGCTAGTATCAAAGTTGCTAGACTTTTTAAACCGGGCAAGGCTAGAATAGTTACGTTACCTAACGGTTGGAAAGACCCTAACGACATGCTTAAAAACAACAGACATAAAGAGTTTGTTGAAGCTTGGTGGGCTGCTAAAGTTTATACACCATCTGGTGTTATAAATGTCTCTGAACAACGTGAGAAGTTCCATAACCGTGAGAGAAAAGAAAGTGTACCTTACCCATACGAAGGACTGAATAAGAAACTCTATGGTCTTAGACAAGGTGAACTTGTAACTCTTACAGGTGGTACAGGGCTTGGTAAATCAAGTGTAACACGTGAACTTGAACATCATCTTATCAAGAACACTACAGATAATGTAGGCATCATTGCATTAGAAGAAGATTGGAGAAGAACTATTGACGGTATCTTATCTATTGAAGCTAATGCTAGATTGTATGTTGACCAAATCAGAGATAGGTTTAGTAAAGAAGAACTAGATAAGTTCTTTGATATACTTTATGACGGTGAAAACAAGAATAGAGTATGGGTACATTCTCATTTTGGAACTAACGACATTGATGATATCTTTACCAAACTTAGATTTATGATAATTGGTTGTGATTGTAAGTGGGTAGTCGTTGACCATCTTCACATGTTAGTTAGTGCTGTGCATGAAGGAGATGAGAGACGTGCTATTGATTCTATTATGACTAGACTTAGAAGTTTGGTAGAAGAGACAGGTGCAGGAATCATTTTAGTTTCACACTTGAGACGTGTTGATGGTAACAAAGGACATGAGAACGGTATTGAAGTATCTCTTTCTCATCTAAGAGGTTCTAATAGCATTGGACAACTTAGTGATTGTGTGATAGCATTAGAACGTAATCAACAATCAGATGACCCTGATGAAGCTAGAACAACAAGAATGCGTATACTTAAATCAAGATACACAGGAGATGTTGGTATGGCTTGTAGACTCATTTATGATGGAGAGACAGGTAGACTATCTGAACTAACAGATGAAGATATTACTTTTGATGATAGTTTAGACGAGGCATTTTAATGGACTTAGTATTTGACATAGAAACAGATGACCTAAAGGCAACTCTAATACATTGCTTAGTTGCTCAAGACATGGACTCTGGAAAGATATATAAATATCCACCAGGAAAATTATCAGAAGGTTACGAACTGTTATCTAATGCAGATACTTTAATAGGACATAACATCATCGGATTTGATATACCAATGGTAGAGAAGTTCGGTGGTGTTGACTTGTCAAAGATACCGGTCATTGATACGCTTGTATTGTCTAGGTTATTTAATCCTAATAGAGAAGGTGGTCATAGCCTTGAGAAGTGGGGATATAAATTAGGCTATCATAAAATAGAGTTCTCTGATTATCTTAACTACTCTAAAGAAATGTTAGACTATTGTGTTAGAGATGTACAAGTCAATGCTTTAGTTCTAAAGAAACTTAGAGAAGAGAGTAAAGGATTTTCTAAACAATCTATAAACTTAGAACAAGACGTTGCTAAAATAATGAAACAACAAGAGCTTAATGGATTCAAGTTTGATGAAATGAAAGCTCAACTTTTATTAGCTGAACTAAGAGAAAAGAAACAAGCCATTGAAGATGAAGTTCATAATACATTTAAACCTAAATGGGTAGATGATAAGTTAGTCACACCTTACATAAAGAAAGACGGAGACTTATCTAAACGTGGACTTACAGATGATGAGTATCAAAGATGTTTAGATACAAATAACTTTGAACCTTTTATGAGACAAACACTACAGGATTTTAATCTTGGTAGTCGTAAACAGATTGGAGAATATCTTGTAGACTTTGGTTGGAAGCCAGAAAGGTTTACACCTACAGGTCAACCAATAGTAGATGAGAAAACTCTATCACAAATAACACATATACATGAAGCCAAGCTTATAGCAGACTTTTTACTGCTTCAAAAACGTATAGCTCAAGTTGATTCTTGGGTTGAAGCTGTTCAAGAAGACGGTAGAGTTCATGGCTTTGTAATACCTAACGGTGCTATAACAGGTAGGATGACACATAGAAATCCTAACATGGCACAAGTACCGGCAGTATATAGTCCTTACGGTAAAGAATGTAGAGCATGTTGGACTGTAGAAGAAGGTAATGTTTTACTTGGAGTTGATGCTTCTGGTCTTGAGATTAGAATGTTAGCTCATTATATGAATGACGAGGAATACACAAATGAAATCATTAACGGAGACATACACACCTCTAATCAAAAACTTGCACAACTTGAATCAAGAGATAAGGCGAAGACATTCATCTATGCCCTCATGTACGGAGCAGGAGATGAAAAGCTTGGCTCTGTGGTTGGAGGAACTACAGCAGATGGTAAAAGAGCTAGACAATATTTCTTTGATAATAAACCATCATTTAAATCTCTTAGAGATAGAGTACAAAGAGCATCAGCAAAGGGGTACTTAAAAGGATTAGACGGTAGGAAACTATATATACGTAATGCTCATTCAGCCTTGAACACTTTACTTCAAGGAGCAGGAGCTATCATAATGAAACAAGGATTAGTTTTATTAGATAACGTATTGAAATTAAATGCAGTAGAATATAAGTTTGTTGCTAACATACATGATGAATGGCAGATAGAAGTACCAGAAGATAAAGCTGATTTTATTGGAGAGTTTGCTGTAAATAGTATTGTAAAAGCAGGAGAACATTTTAAACTTCGTTGTCCGTTGGATGGCGAATACAAAATAGGAGATGATTGGAGTGAAACCCACTAAGAAAGACCAAAAGAAATTTGATTTAGACTTACAGTATGGAGAAATAAGAGAACAAAAGATAGCAGATATGCTAACAGGAAAGAAGATAGAAGTTAAATCAGAAAGAGATACATGGATGAAGACAGGTAATATATGTATTGAATATGAATGTTGGAATAAACCATCTGGTATCAGAGCAACTGAATCAGACTATTGGTTTCATAATTTATGTGTAGGGGACAATGAGTTTTGCACATTAGTATTTAAAACAGATGTGCTTAGAACTATAGTTGATGAACTAGATAGTTTTAAAACTGTATGTGGTGGAGACCACAATGCTAGTAGAATGTTCCTTGTCAGTCTTCAAAAATTATTTTCATCAGATGTAATTAAAGCTTTTAAGGAGTCAGAAGATGAAAAAAAATAAAAAAACACTTGACACATTGGTCGAAGATATATATAATAAATTGTCGGCTTTAGGAAAAGGCGAACATCTTGACATAGATGAGGACACAATAGAACAGTTTGGAGAGTCCATGAAAGAGATTCTCTACACTTGGTCACACCCTAGTCCACGAGGTAAACCTGCCTTACGTATGTCTAACATAGGCAAACAGCCTAGACAATTGTGGTATGAAATGAACTCTGAATCTGATACAACAGAGGTCATCTCTCCACCTACATTTATTAAGTTCTTATACGGACACTTGCTTGAAGAGATAGTTTTATTTCTTGTTAGATTATCTGGACACGAAGTTACTAGCGAACAAAAAGAAATAACTGTATCCGGAATCAAAGGACACATGGACTGTGTTATTGATGGAGAAGTTGTAGATGTAAAGACTGCTTCAGGTTTTGCATTTAAAAAGTTTAGAGATGGAACACTAGCAGAGGATGATGCTTTTGGTTACATGGCTCAACTTGCAGGATACGAACAAGCAGAAGGAACTAAGAACGGTGGCTTCCTTGCTCTTAATAAAGAGTCAGGAGAGTTAGCTATGTTCAGACCAGATAACTTTGATAAGCCTAATATTAAAAAG